TCTCCAGAGGCAAAGGTTTTCTTAGTATCTAGATGTACCCTATTATCTTCAGGAGCATCTCCTATCAATAATGTGTCTGATTTAATTTTTATGTCAAATTTTTCAAAGGTAAATGTAGAACCTGTATTAAGAACTGCATAATATACGTCATCAATAATACTATGATACACTAAGTTATTAGGTAGTGTCCATCTAAACCATGCGGTTTGAACTTTTCTACCTCCTTCAACATAGAATTTATAACCCCATACTTCATTAGAAGCTGTATGTAACGTGCTATCTACACCAAATAATACTAATTGATTTTCCACAGAACCAGTCATCATACTGGTATTAACAGGGAATAAGTTATATATACCTTTACTTTGTTCTGCTATTTGAGGTTCTTCTCTTTGAGACACAGCTGCCATTTCAAAGAAACGGGTGTTTTTAGCTGTACTATTTAAGAATCCTATAGTAGTACCTAACTCAATAGGGCTAGTATCTTGGTTAAAAGCGTGTGATGATACATAACTAATCTTAGCAGTCTCAGGAGTCAAGAGAGCCTCGGCACCTGAACTTAATAAGAACTGTTCACTAGCACTAAATATAACTAAACCACCAGCTTGTTCAACAGCATCAAATAATTTGGTTGGATATGTAGAGCTAGACTGTAAATCAATTGGATCTGCATTGGAAATTGCCATTGCAGTTTTGTTCCAAAAATTATAGAAGTCATTAACTCTAGATAAGATAACATTCTCAGCACTTAACAAGGCTATTCTATTACGGAAGAATACCATCTTTTGAATAGTCTGACCTATAAATGAAGGTTCTGGGTTTGTAATGTCATCACCACAGTCTCGTTTATACCAATCAGGATAAGAGAATCTGAATGCTCCATTAGAGTAAGTAGTTGAACCACCACCGTTAATAGAAAATGAGCCTGGAAGCACCCTAGTAAGGGCTAGAGGCATCGTTGTATTATCTATCTCTATATCTTTATTAGGCTCTACTACCTCTTCCCACACGCCCTCTCCGAAGCGAGCTGGTGTGAATGAACAAGTTTCACCTGCACTGATAGTTCCAGATGATGCATCTGTTACTTCAAATGTATTTGTAGTTTTATTAGCAATTGTATAGAATCCATCTGTAGCACCACCGCTAGTTATATTTAATATAACTTGATCACCATTTTCTAAACCATGACTTGCAGCGGTTACAGTAATTGTATTACTAGATCTAGCGTAGGTACCAGTCTGATCTATATCTTCAGCTATACCTTCAACACTAAACTTAAGGAAGTAATCATCTTGATTCTCTTCACTATTTACCACACGTACTACATAACCATGACGGCATGTACTAGGTAGATCAGCGATAGTATTTACTTCACTTGTAGTAAGACTCATCAAGGTTTTTTCAGGTGTTGTTACACCGAATTTTGTAGCACGATATAAATGTAAACCATTACCAACAATAGTACATGTAATACCTGTACCAGATATTGTATCTATAGTCTGTTTAAGATCACCTAAAATACCAGCTGCTGATACATGCTCATCCGCATTAGAAGATGTAGGTTGAGGACGTACCATTGCTACATTAGCTCTAGAAGTTATAACTACATGACTTTTAATATTTACAGTAGTAGTAAGTCCTTTGTCAGAAGTATGTTGATGAGTATCACCTGTTTTATAACCTTCTCCACCAAATTGTAATTTAGCATAAGTTTGGTATGTGTCGTGATAATTATCTTGAGCTTCTGTATCACTATGATCATTATCAGGTTGAGGTGTGCATCTAGCATCCATCTCATACCTAAGATTAGTTTTATCTCTATTCCAAGTTCCATTAGGAGCAGTCCAACTACCATTGTTAGGAGGTGATACAGTATGGAATGCAGCTCCAGTTGTATTAACTGTTACATATTCTCTTCCAGCTCCATCGCAGTCTCCATTACCTGGCTGGTTAGTTCCTGTAGAACTTGTACCATCAAGAGATACATCTTCTTCAGCTGATATACCAGTAGCACGTGGAAAAGAATATGTTGTATTATCTGCAGGATCGTATATATCTAAAGCATACTGTTTACCATACGCTATACTATCAAGTTGTATATAAGCTTCAAATGGTTGAGTAGGAGATTTAGATGCAGCATCTCTTTTCATCTCAACAGTCTTACGTCTGTTAACAAAGAAAGTTGTTTCGTTAATTGTTAACGCCTGTATATCTGAGGACTTCTCATCTGATAAGGCTTGGTTATCTAAGTAAGTTGCGACGCCTGATCCAGCAATATTTGCATAGTCCACGGGTATCTCAACACCATCACTACATCTAAATATTTTAACACCTCCATCAGCTGCAACTTGTCCAACATAAGATTCATCGTCTCTTGTATAAATAGTAAACCATTTTGAATTAGCAGCGGTAGATGGAGATATAGCAGATATTAAATTACTGCCAGGACGTTTAGTTAATTGTTCTACAACGTCAGGTAATCCATTCACAAGGTCATTTACTTGACCTGGAAATTTCTTTTCATCTGGTTGTTGACTGATACCTAGCACATAGTTAGGTATTTTCTGGGTAACACTAGCCATTATCTTCTAAGCATTTGATAAGGTTTGTAAGGTTGATAAGCTGACTCATCAGGCCAACCAAAGTATGAATGATCACCTTGATTGCATTCGTATTCCATACATGCAGCTCTTGCTTGTAGCTCGTATGTGGATAACATCTGTTGTAGTTGAGCGTTAGATACTAACTGTACAGCAGCTCGACCTGATGCTTTATAGATTATATATCTTTGGAAGCAAGTAGGGATATCCTCAAAGTTAAGTAGTCTTACTTTGTTAACATAGAAATACTCATCATCTGGGTATTCAAATGTATGGTTAACTCTATCGTATAATTTCCATAGACCATCAGAATCTTTTCGTCGTACAAAGTCACGGGTTCTATCCCACTCATCTGTATTATCTATACGAATAACATCTGATGCAATTATAATTTTATTATCACTAGCGTTAACGTTTTCTTTTATATGGTATTCAAGATTAAATGTCCAGCCCTCATTCTGTACATCTTGGTTTACTTCTTTAAGTATATTATATATGAATGATATTTCTGGGTTATTAAAATCGATACCAGAGATAGGGGCTTGACCAATACTACCAAGAATTGCATTCACAGCGGATAGTTCGGTATCGATGGTTACAGTCGTGGTAGTCATAGTTTAAATTATATAAAAAAAAGGGGAGCCGAAGCCCCCCATTGGGTTATGTGTATTGTCCAGCGACAACTGCACATGTGTCTACTACACCTGAGCTACCAACGGTAGAGTATGCTAGACGTAAATTTTTAGTTGTGGAGGCTACAGCTGAAGCTGAACCTGATCCACTTGTATCAGAAGGAGAGATACGAGTCTCGGTGCCAGCACCGCATACTCCATTATCTCCAACTGCTGAAGGAGCTGCCATAATATTTAGTTAGTTAAGAAACTGTACCTATGTTAGCAGGACTCAAATGCTTCCGACCATACTCTAATGGAGTAGGTGGGTTCTTAGTAACTGATTGATCAACTTGACCAATGCCACTAAGACTTGCACCGTTCCCTTTAACTCTAGTTATAGTTGTAGATGTTCCAGGGTTAAGTGACATAATTAGCTACGTGCTGAAGTTAGTTCAATTGCACCTGCAGGGTTTAGTGTACCTACACCCATTGCAAGTCTACCGACCATAACATCACCTTGGTAAAGAACTGAAACGTCACCACCGGTTACTTGTACCTGTGGGCCAACGGCTTCAACAATACCTGCAGCATCTCTTTGATAGATCAAACCACAGTGTGTAGAGAAGTCACCATTGTAACTGTTGTTCTCACCAGACACAGAGTTAACTGTACCAGCTAAGAATGGTAGGTTGTTAGAACGCTTGATTGAGATACCAGCTATTTCAACTAGACCTTCACCAGAGTTAAGGTTACCTTGTGAGTTACCATAGTCTCTGTTTAGGATGTTAGAAGATACCTGAGATACAAGAGCATAGTACTGACGTGGGTTTAGCACGGCTGTACGTCCTGTCTTAGGTAGGTTCTTTTCGTCAAGAACTGCTGCTGCCTCAAAGAAGGCATCCACTAATGCTTGTGCATTGTACTCCTTAGTCACACCAAGCTCGATGGTTGTACCACCTGGCTCTGGACCTGGAGATGCAGTGATAGGATGAGCTTCCCTTGCAGCTAGTGCAATTGTACGGAAAACTTTCTTATCATATGCTTCAGCCAGTGCATGACCGATCTTCTTAGAGATCTCTGACCTCAAAGAATAATGAGCAAGTGTCTCATCTAAATCGTAAACGAACGCAGAGCTGATTAGAAGGTCATCACATTGGATGGTCTTCTCAGCTACTGGAGGATCGCCTGAACCTAGGATTGGCTCACCTGGAGTGTGGTAAGCAGCTTGCATACGTCCAGTGAAGATGAACTGCAATGATTTGCCGTTCTTCAATGTACGTCTTTGCACGGTTTCACGTGCTATAGTTGCTGACTCATAAGCTTTAAATAGCTCACCTGAGAACAGCTTTAAATAGGTCGCATACTTGGTATCATACGCTTGAGAACCAGCGGTGTTTGAGACCGCCTTATTCAAGGCACCGAGTACCGACTGTGTGGCATTAGCCATTGTTAGTACGAGAGTTGTATAAGTTTACTGACTCTCAACGTTGAGAAAATTTTTCTTCGAATTATGTTGTGGTCTATCCCACCGTCTAGACAGCTTCTGGGTATCCTCGTAAGGGCCATCAGCCAAAGCGGGTGAGGAGAATCGAACTCCTGTTAAGTTAGATTGGAAATCTACTTTCGTCCATCGGCACCCGCAGAAAGGAGGTTGCCCTCCGATCTAAAATGTTACCACTTCTTCCAAACTACATTGGAACCTGCTAGTAGGTGAGTACCTGATGCAGAACCTGTAATGTTTGCTGCCTGGAATACAAGGTTACCTTTTGTTGCTGCTGTTGATAGAGCATTAAAAGATACTTGTAACCATAGAGCAGAAGTAGCGGCACCTACATCAACACCAACTGTTTCACCAGCTCCGTCTGTTGAGTATGTACCTGTAGCTTCTAAGTTAGCTGCTGATGCAGTAACCGCTCCAGTGGATTCAGATACAGAAGCAATAGATTGCGTAGCAATAGTTGTGGCAACTGCTGTTGAACCATCAGACTGTGCTAAGTTTGCAATTCTGTAACTTAATTCATTAGTGTTATCGGAATCATACCATAGAGTATAGATACCCATAACTCTTTCATAACCACCAACTGGTATGCTAAGTGCAGATTGAGTTGCTAGTGTAGCAGATGATAGATCTGATCCATCGTTTGCTAGGATAGCACCGTTATCAAAGAACGTACCTGTAGTATATACAGTAGTTCCATAAGTTGTGTTGCTGTTAAAAGCCATGTTTAATTATTGAGAAGGTTGACCTCCCGCAGTTCCGCTACGGGAGACTTAGTTTAATGTGGTTCCGCACATACTTCATCTTTATGAAATTCCAAATGTGAAACTTCAATGTAAGTAAAAAAGGTTAGCAATAATAAAACTGCTAACCACGGTCCAGTAAATTTAGAAACTATACTTAATTCCTAACTTTGTACCGTAGGTGTTGTCAGCGTCTTCCAC